TCACTTACCGTATTAAAAAGCCATATAAGCAATTACAGAATGGCCGAAGTGCCGTCAAAAGTACAGATGATATGTCACGGTATCGATGTTCAGGCGGACCATGTTTATATAGCAACCAAGGGTTACGCTTTCAGGTTCGAGAGTTTTTTGATTAATGCGATAAGGCTTGAGACAGGTAATACCGGCATAGCTGAGAACTGGAAAATAGTCGAGCAGTATTTAAGGAGTCAGTGGTTCTCGAAAGAAAATGTTCCTTACTTTTCAGCCAAGGCCGGTGTGGACTGCCGATACCAGAGGGACGAGGAATCGACTGTTGTATATGATTTTTGCCTGTTGTTTCAACCTTTTACGGTAATACCAATTATGGGTTATGGGCGTGACAGGATGAATACGATGCCATACAGGTTCAGGGATGTGATAGGCAAGGCACTGAAACGGCTGGATCTTAACGTTGATAATAGCAAGGACCGGCTTTGGCAGACTCTTTTCGATAAGGAAAAAACGCCGGGGCCGGGATATATGCACCTTCCGAACGATATGCCGGAAAGCTACATGCGGCAATTGGCATCGGAGAGCCAGAGGATTAAACGAAGCAGAACCGGTAAGGAAATAGTCGTATGGGAAAAGAAAGAAGGATTTAACGAGAACCATTTATGGGACGCCTGCGGATACGCCGATTCAATTGCAGAGATTGCGGGTGTATTCTTTCTGCAAAATGTCGATTACGCCGAAATGATTAGTAAAAACAACCAGCCGGAAACCCGCAGAAGTAAAGATGAGGCCGATTACTGGGGTAATATGCCGGAAATAAATTTGTGATTATTAAATGAGTGAATTTTGGGACAATGCGCCTGATCTTGGCCTGCCGGAGAATGAGCAGCCGAAAGATACCTGCGTCGTATGGTATCGTCCGCGATGCCCGGCCTGCAATTCAGCCGATACTATTGTAACGAATAGCGCTCATATCCCCTATCGATACCATAAATGCAGGGCGTGCGGCAGGAATTTTACGAGTTTCGAGGCGAATTTCGAGCAGAAATAAATTTTCACGTCTTTTACAGAATCTGTAAAACAGCTATTTGACCCAACCACAAGATATAGTGTAATTTATAGGTAGAAAAACTAAATATAGGGCAATAAACCGCACCGACGGGTGACGGTTTTATAAAAGAAATTCAAACGGCAATTGGGTGCCCAATCACTCGATTGCCGTTTTTCTTTTGCCCTTCGACAGGCTCAGGACTGGCCCAAACGAGAAACGAGTAACGAAATATGGCTTATACTTATGCACAGCAGCTCGAATCGGTTCAGACTGCGATTCGAACTTTAGAAACCAAATTAGCCCAGCAGGTTTCCGAGGGAGATCAGACAATTATATATCAGCAGTTAGACCCTTTATACAAAAGAGAAGAACGGCTGTTGAAATTAGTTGACGGTGAAACAGAATCAAGCAAGCCGATTTCACAGCGGGTATGCGAATTCGATAACGGATTATCATAATGTTAATATCAACTTATATAGGAAATTCGTTTAACAGCTTCCTCGAAGCGCTCAGCCCGGTTCGCAGGTATCGCAACAGGATGGCCAAATTCGCTTACGATGCTATCAAAACAGACCGTAATAGCGGAGCCAGAGGCTCTGTCGGTGAAACCGACCTCGGCGAATATGAATTAGCGACACTTCGCGATATGTGCAGGGACCTCGGCCAGAACAATCCTCTTGTCAAGGGTATTCTCGCTACCGAGGCCGATGATGTTGTCGGCACCGAAACTCAAATTCAGGCGGCAAGCGATGATGAGACATGGAACTCCGAGACGGAGGCGGCGTTCAAAGAGCAGTGCATAGATAAGCCGATGGATATAACCAACAGGTTCAATTTTCATCAAAACTTATGGAAGGGATTCTTTTCGTACCGCAGGGACGGTGACTGTTTTGCTCTCAATACCAAAGATGGCATCCAGATGTGCGAGGGGTCGTGGTGCGGAACGCCGAGCGGAGTGACCGATTTCGATGCGTTCGAGATTAAAAACGGTGTGGCTGTATCCAAAAAAACAGGCAGGGTGATAGGCTATTATTTAGGCAAGCCGGATAAATGGGGTTATATCAGGAATCAGTCGTGGACTAAGTACGAGGCTAAGTTCGTTCATCATATTTTCAATACCGACCGTATAAGCTATACCCGCGGCGAGCCTATATTGACTTCGGCAGTTCGTGACATCCGGCAATTGTTCGAATATAAAGAAGCCGAATTGGTAGCGGCTAAAATAAACGCATGTCTTGCCACCTTCGTTAAAGTTGCCGACCCATCGAGAGTGCCATCGCCTTATACTCAGGGCAGATTTTCCAGCGGTTCAGACGATAAAGGCTCGAAGATCGAGAGAATTACCCCGGGAATGATTAAGTATCTCAATGTAAATGAAGATATCGCATCGGTAGTTCCCAACCGCCCGCCGGCTGCGTTCGATTCTTTCATGCTGAGAATGTTTATGATAATCGGCAGGCCGTTGTGCATGCCTTTGATGTTAGTGACATTAGACTTTTCCGGCGCTACTTTTATGAACGCCCGAATAGCATACCAGGCTGCTCAGAAAAATTATAAGCGCGAGCAGGAATTCGTTCTCAGACCTTTCGCAAGAACGCTTTATTACTGGTGGCTTGCAGAGGCGATTAGAAGAAAAGAAATCAGTCCGATAGATAACGCGTTTCGCTGTAAAGTTATTTGCCAGAGATGGCCTTACGTGGACCCGTTCAAGGAAGCGTTCGCACATGAGAAAGAGCTTAGTAATAAAACAACTACTGAGGGGACAATTATAGAATCGGCAGGCGGCGATTATCGTGATTTCTGCCGAAAGGCTGTCCGCGAAAAACAGATTCGCATCGAGGAAGGCTACGAAAGCGAGAATACAGAATCCGGTAATCAGGAAACAAAAAAGAAAGATGCTGAAGAGGACAATAAAGATGGAAACAAATAAGTGGAACGGTACTAATCAGGCTCCCGGCAGTGCGTGCCATTTTGTAATGGAAGATGCTGTTAAATTCGCTCAAAGCGAAAAAAACGATAAGGGTATGGTTAAACTTGTCGGTTATCGCGGCGATATTATCAAGCACTGGTACTGGGGAAATCTCGCATTCGATATGGCAGGACTGCACTTTGACAAGCCCAGAACGCCGGGTCTTATAGATCACATGACATCCAAGAGACTTACATATTCCACTGAACGGGCGATAGAGCCGGAAACATTTATTGCAGGTCCTTTTCTTGAGAATAATAATGCCAAAGAGCTTGAAAATGATATTAAAAACGGTTTTCCGTTCCAGGCATCATTATCGTTACTGCCGGAGATTGTCGAGCAGATTGAAGATGGCGAGTCGGTAGAGGTGAATGGTAAAATGCTTAAAGGGCCGGGAGCGGTCTTTCGCAAAGCGGCAATATATGAAATTTCAGCAGTTGTATTCGGCGCGTTTTCCAATACGGAATCGGCTGAGTACAATGACAATAATACTAATGTAACTTTTAAAATGAAGGAGACACTTATGTCAGATAAAGACAAAACAAAATTAACTTTAGAGCAGTTCAAGTCCGATCATGCCGAGCTTTACAGCCAGGTATTCGAGATGGGTAAGGCTGACGGAGGCAAGTCCTCTATTGAGCGTTTCGCCAGACTGCAAAAGGCGTGCGGTGATGATAACGAGCTGATAGTAAATTGTTTCAGCGAGGGACTCGATACGGGCGATGCAATGGCTAAAAGAATCGAAAAACTTTCAGCCGAAAAAACAGAGCTTGCACAAAAATTAGCTGAAAAAGAATCAGGCGTCGGAAATTTGCCCGATCCGGCACTGAGCGAGTTTAATAACCAGCCTGCTCCTGCAACCCCGGGAAAAGAGAAGCAGTTCGACGAAAAGAAGGCGACGGACGTTCAGCTCAAAGAGCATTACAGTAAGGACCAGGACCTGCAGGATGAGTTCACATGCGCCGATGCTTACATTGCTTCGGTAAGACACCCGGCCGATTAAAGTTCAGAGCCAAAGCGTATTTTTTAAAAGAATAAAATAATTACTTATCAAGGAGATATATTATGGCTTTATCAGCAAATACAACGTTGTCCTTCATTCGGGGCGAGCAGTCTCAGGCTCCGGTAAAAGGCACAACCACAATTTACGAGGGCGGGATACTGGGTCTGACCAGCGGATACGCCCGCGAGCTTGTTGCCGGCGATTTATTCATAGGGCACGCTCTGGAATATATCGACAATTCATCCGGCTCGGACGGCGATTTATATGTTAAAATTATGAGAGGTACTTACCGGCTGCAGGTCACTCTTTCCGGTGTTGCTATAACGGACGTCGGCGGGCGTGTTTTCGCATCGGCGGACGATACCCTGACTTTAACTCCCGGCTCCAATTCGATGGTCGGTGTAGTCGCCAGATACGTCACTACCGATACCGCGATAGTGGAATTTCAGACTTCCGCTGTAGCGGAACTTGCAAGCGACTTGACGGCACTTCTGTCGAATATGGCGACGGTAAGCGGGGCCAGTGACTTTACCGTTCTGCAAAGCGATATCACAGCTCTTAAAAGCGATGATGTTGTGATCAAAAGTGATGTAGTGGAGGCTTTAAGCTCCATGACCGTAAATGATTCGGATACGGACACCAATACATCCGATATTGTTGTAATCAAGAGCGATATCACCGCCAACGACAGCGATATCACAGTAATCAAGAGCGATATCACCGCCAACGACAGCGATATCACAGTAATCAAGAGCGATATCACCGCCAACGACAGCGATATCACGACCCGAATTAGTGATATGAAGGTAGCAATATCGGATGCTATAGTTGCATTTGATGCCGGCGATGTTGCAAACGCAAGTGATCTTGCAGTAACTATTGATGAGGTGTTGACCGCATTCAGCGATGCACTGGGATAATCGGATAATATGAGAATAGTCCATTTCGCACAATTCGGGCCAAGGGCCTGCGGTCTTTACGAGACCGTCAAGGATATTATCCTGGCCGAACGGAAGCTGGGCGTCGATGCCCGGCTTGTTGACTGCGACGGCATCGAAAATGTCCGGGTCGGATTAAAAGACGGTGAGATAACGACCGACGATCCGGAGATTTGTTTAGATGCCGATTTATTAATCAGACATACGGCGATACCGGTAAAATATCATAATATCGGCAAGCCCGTTGTCATGTGCCTTCACGGCCGGCCTGATTCGACTTTCAGGCTCTCGATTGATAAAAAAGAAGCGTTAATTCAGGCGATATCTAACAAGGCATCTGATGCGCGTTATAAGGCGTTCATAAGTTTCTGGCCCGAATTTGAAACTGCCTGGCGGTCGCTTGTCGGTGATAAGCTGCATGTAATATCAGCGCCGGTTGACCTTGATTATTATACCGGCGGCGAGAATAAGAAGTTTTCCGGTTCGCATAAGATATTAATTGCCGATATCTGGCGTGAAGATATTACACCTTTGAACAGTATTTTCGGCGCCGTCAGGTATATCGACAAATATGATCCGACGGCGAAGATACATATAGTCGGTATTCCTACGGATGAAAAAAGAATGAGGGCCCTGCGGCCTTTTTTGAACGGTCTGAAAGGTTATATAGGTTCGCTGGCCGGTCACATGAAAGATATACGAAACTGGTATAAATCATGCGATTGTATTGTGACGCCGCATACCATAGCGACGAGGATTGTCCGGGAATCACTCGCAGCGGGGCTGCCGGTAATCGCCGGTGCCGACTGCAAATATACCGAATTCAGGGCCGATCATGCAAGTCCCGACGATGTCGCTGCGGCGATAAAGGCCGCACTGGCCGATCCGCAGGCCCCTGTAAAGGCTCGAAAAACCGCCGAAATGGAGTTCGATTCGCTTCAGACTGCGGGTAAGCTGATAGTTTTATGCGAGCAGGTTTGTTCCGTAAAAACGGAAAAAAGAAAGATATTTCTGGATATCGGCGGCCATTTGGGCGAGACGGTCAGGCGATTTTATCGACAGAGGCCGGACGCGGCCGATTTCGAGATATACAGCTTCGAGCCGGATCCGGAAATATTCGGAAAAATGTTCGATAATATCGGTGCGATTCCGAATGTCA